TCCCCGATTGCATATGAGTATATATTTTTCCCGTCAAGAATAAACAGTTTATTATTGAACTGCCACGACTTACTCAAATGCTGATTAGCATTTGAATAAACCTTTGTAAAGTCCTTTGAGTTAGATGCCCTTAAATAGAAATCCGTCCCAACGTGATATATGTACCACTTTGGGGATATATCGTAAGACGATCTAGGTGTAATCTCATTTACCTGAATATTGGATAAGTAAGTCCAACATTGACCGTTTCCAGTATTGAACGTATATATAACCCTGATAGCCGTGATATAATCCGTTGCCGTGCTTCCGCAAGGAACATACAAATCAAAGTGTTTGCTCTTGTAATGCTCGGTCTGCTCATCTATCTTATAGATTGTGGCAGGACTATTGTTATTGACAAGCCATACCTGAATATTGTTAAGGTCGGTATTAAAAGCCGACGTATGAAGGTCAAACTCAATATGACAATAACCCTCTACCTTTGAAGAAGCATTTTCAATAACAAAGTCTTTTGTAAGGGAACTGTTTTGAGCAAACGAGGCATCCTCAAACGAATCCGATATCGTATAGTTCTTTGAACCTACAAGGTAGATATCTTCAATCGGAAATTCCTCTCCATTGTCTTCGGGTGCAGGAGTCCAATCATAGGTTTCATGGTCAACCTGATACATTACTGAAAGGCATTTAAGGTTTAAGGTTGCCGTTCCCGTGTCAGCCTCAAACGAAATCTGATTGTAGTTCCAATGATTGCTTCCTATCTGAATATTTATGCTCTTATGTGCAGTAGTAGCCGACTGATCGAATTTAACAAGGCTATCCCCTACTAAAATCCATGCGTCATCACCCGATAAGGTGTAATCAAACTCAACGTATAATTTCGTTCCCGGATAGGGTACATCAAGTAATTGTCCTATGTTGGTAAAGTTAGTTGTCAAAGAATACGTCGCAAACGTGTCGCTTGTGTTAGGCATTCTGTTTACATTGACAACTCTATTGCCTTCAAACGTTCCCGTCTTGCCGATATGAACACCGTAAACAGGGTCATTGCTTTCTCTCTCAACAAAATACTTCGGTGCAGGACTCCACGCATAAGAAGCATCTTTGCCGTACATTACTGAATAATTCTTTATATAAATATGCTGTGGCACGCTTGAGCGAACACCAATCCAATTTAAGTACCCTGTACCCGGATAGTGCTTAATTCCACTGTAATGCGTCCACTCATCACTATGAGGAACCGTAATTGTGTTGGCAAATAGCCCAAAGTCTTCTGAACAATAGTCAAATTCCACATAAACATCAAACGGATTGCCGTCTTTGCTGACTATTTTTTTAATAAGGTCATAAACCTTAATGCTCTGGTCTACGTCTTCGTCACGAATTATTATCTCTTTTTCTTGTGACGACGTTCCGATAGCATAATTGACGTTTATATCCTGTCCGAAAATGACATCCTTCTCATATCCTGTACGTTTGCGCACTTTCCCCGGCACATAACGCACCATGTTCTCTGCGTTTGGACTTCTTACATCCTCTATGTTCGCCCCTGTGTTTGTCAGGTCAACGCCCATGAAGTTATCTATTACAAATATGTCTCTTTTCGGACTTGCCGGAACTTTGAACGATACCGCCATTTAAATCCACCCACTGTCACTTGTAAATTCTTCGTATGCCGCTAAATTTGCGGAATTTTTCAATCTTTCAAATCCAACCTCAAACTCATTACGATAAGCCGTAGCAATACCGTTGTCATCGTCTTTATAAAGCTGTGAAGCCATATACAAAGGCAGCAAAGCGTACACTTCGGGGTCAAGCGGTAATACTTCCGTGTCCTCTGTGTCAGATGTCAACTCCATAGGGTAAGCCCGGTAATAAATAGTAAACGAGCCTACCATATCCCTATCTAACACAAGTGTCTTTGTGCCTTCCTGATAAAAGTCTGAGGTTTGAAGATACTTCTGATATGCACCCTCATAGTAAATACCTTGTGGGTCAATCATGTAAAAGTCGGGAGCTATTTCCGTCATATCGTACTTAACCTTATCAGTGAAAGGCGGTACGTCTTCTTCGACTTCAAAAGTCTCCGCATATATGGCAACATTCTTTAATGCCATTGGATATGATGTTGTGAATGTAAACTTTACGGGCTTTTTTGTTGCATTAGAAATAAGCCCCTTGTAAACCTTGTAGGTCTTTTCGTCAAGGGTTATTGTGGTAATAACGCCGTCTACTTCTATATCGCAAGTTCCTATACCGGCGCACTCAAAATAGTATGACTGTCCTTCATCTGCTTGATATGAATATGTGTCTGAAAACTCATGTATAGGGTTAGATATGGATTCTGAAACAAGATTCTGAATGTCCATTTGGGTTATTTTAACCGTCTTTGTGATAAACTTTCCGGCTGTCGCAAGTAAGGCTAACCCCTCATTCGCACAATGCGGCATGGCGGCTATATACCCTAACGTGGATTCATCCGTTATTATCACATCATCCGCCGCAAACATCTTCTGTAATACGGCAAGTTTCAAGTCATACCATGTACTCATCTTAACCCTTTAACCTTTCGATAAGGTCTGCTTTACTACCCTTTGCGTCAAGTCCTTTTTCTGCGCAAAGCTTTTTCAGCGTTGCATAAGGATAATCCTCATAATCAACATCGTCTGATTCCGAATTGTCAGCGACAAGCGTTGTGGGTGGAGTTGCCCCCACCCATGCGCTTTCATAGTTTTCGCCAACAACCTTTACTACTTTGTAGGTTCTTCCGTCATCAACAAACGTGTCGCCTACTTTAAGTCCTTTAGGTATCATTGGCTACCCCCTTATGATAATGTCGTACCGTTGTCAGCCCCTCCGAGCAGGTAAGCCGCCCAATTATTAAAGCCCGCACTCCATCTTGCGTAACCGCTCCACTCAAGGTTGCGTGACTTATTGAGAACTTCGTTTGATACGTCAAGAGGTACTCTGTCGAAGAATACACCGGCGTTAAGCTCTCTCTGTGCTTCTGAACTCATCAGAATGTAAGGCTTCTTACCCGATGCCGCCGTCCAACGATGATCTACGATAAGCTTCCAAATACCTTCCTGAGTGTTGATGTCATTGTGGTCCGAACCAACAATCTGATGAGAATGAATGATTCTCTTGATAAGGTCTTCAAGGTCGGGTACGTTACCGGGAATGATGATTGTATCGAAGTTGTAACCCATTACGTTACCTGACTGATTCTTGAAGTTACGTCCGATGTTAGCAAGCGTGTAAAGCATTGTAGCGTCTGTTCCGAAAGCGTTTGTGAAAACGTTTGACTGAACAGGAACGCCTGTCTTCTTGCCGGGATGGTCTGTTGCGAAAAGTGCCTTGCCGTCGCCGGTTGTCTTGTCGTATGACTTTGTTCCGTAGAGGAATGTTGAACCTTCTGCTGTAAGAGCATCAGAAGCGAACTGCGCTCTACTTCTCTTGTAAGCACGAACAAAGTTAGCGGCTGTCTGCTTCATAAGGTCGATGTTGCCGTCGTCCTTTGCTTCACGGGTACACATGAATGTCTTGATGAACTGATGATGCTCGATAAGTTTCGAGAATCCCATGTTGTAATCATCCTGAATACCGTTATCGCCTTCGGTAACTTCCTCAAAGTTTCCGAACTCTGTCATTGAACCCTGTTTCTCTCCGAACTTCTTGGAAGTCTTAACGTTGAAAAGGGCTTTTACAAGCTCGTCATCCTTGTTCTTCTCTGTATCTGTGTCCTGTATAACCATTGACAACTCGGTATCAATGGTCTTCCACGCTTCATCATTGAGTCCGCCGTGTTTTGAAAAAATTACTGCCATATCTATAATCCCCCTCTCTCTTATACGAACCTACCCACGACTTCTGCACCTGCGGCGCCGCCGTCTGTAAGTAACTGGAAAATGCCGTTTGTCGTTGTTGCTGTTGCCTGTTCTGCGGTAACAGTAACTTTATTACCGGCTTTAAGTGATGTTCCTGCCGCCGAAAGAGTTGTCTTGAACTCATATTCGGGAAGAATAGGAATCACAGCGAGCTTGTCCCCGGTCTTTGCCGTAATGTCCTTGCCCGCATATACAAATTCGGGTGCGCCTGTCTCTGCAACCGCCGTTCCTGCTGAACCGAAAGCAACAAGGCTTCCGTGCTTGTAAGTTGTGCCGTTTGTAG